AGGCATTAGTTAAATTGACCTCCATTGTTAATTCCAACCGTTACAGTTATTGAGAAAGCTCTGTCAGCAGTTTGCGATTCAGCATCTGTTGCTCTTATCGTAAAGTTATAAGTCGTCTCTGCTGTAGCACCACTCTCTGTGCCTGTAATCGCACCTGTAGAACTATTTAAACTAGCTCCGCCTGGTAAACTTCCTGATACAACAGAATAACTAACAGTACTATCAGACGTAGCTTGAACTGTAAAGCTGATAGCACTTCCTGCTGCTATTGAACCTAATGATCCTGCAGCCGTAACCCATGTTGGTGCATCAGATACTGTAAGTAAAGCTGTTGCTGATCTACCTGCAAGTCCATCTGGATTCTCAACTCTAATGTAATAAGTACCATCAGTTGTTAAAGTAAAATTAGTTGCAAGTGTTGTTGAGTTAGTAAAAGAAACCGTGTCAGCGTTATAAATAGCTCCTGTTGAAGATATGGCATTAACCGTTGCGCCATTAACAAAATTAGTTCCTGTAATCGTTACAGCTGTTTGAGTATTTTCAATAGTACTTGGTGAGATGGAAGATACCGTTGGTAAAGTAATAGCTGTTACCGATTCACCATTAACCGTTAAAGCTGGTACTGATAAAGTTGCACCAGATGCAACTGCTACGGTTTGGCCCGATTGACCTACCGTTACTGTGCCTGATGATTCTTGGATAATATCATTACCGTCTATATCCTGAATTGTGTCTACTTTTAAAATACCTGTCATTATGATACCGTTAATAGTGTTGTTGCGGACCTGCCTGCAAATCCCGTATTATTTTCTACTCTAATATAATAACTACCTGCAATCAATGTAAAATTGCATGTCAAAGAACTACCACTGTTATAGCTTACTGTATCTGCAGGTGTAATAGCACCTGTAGTAGATATAGCTTCTACAACTGGAGTTGCTATGAAATTAGCTCCTGTAACCGTAATAGCTGTTTGCACAGAAGCAGAAGCCGTAGTTGGTGAAATACTAGATACGCTTGGAAAAACCCTACCTGTAACCGATTGACCATTGACCAATAAAGTACTAGCCGTCATCGTAGCACCTGCTGGTATGGTTACTGTATTTCCTGAAGTTCCTATTGTGATTGTGCCAGCAGATTCGTTGATAATGTTGCTTCCACTAGAATTCTGGAAAGTATCATTTTTTAAGATACTTGCCATGTTTACCTCGCAGTGGCTGGATTGCCAAGTGAGTTAACTAATGGATTTTCAGCAAATGCTATATAGATATAAGTTCCACCAGCTTCATTTTTATTGGTGTTAGTTCCTGTAATTTTAAATCCATTGCTTACAAAATCTCCAAAAGTTTCAGTATATTCAGCCACAGTTGTATTTGCATTTAATCCTAAATCAACTACATTAAAACTATCTCTTTTATTATCCCATATTTGCCAGTAATAACCAGCAACATCTGTTCTTTTATGTATTACAAAAGCTGGTTTAAAACCTGTATAAATAAATGGACCATCAGCATTTCCATTACCAGTATAGCTACCAAATTTTGAGAAGCCTTTTTTTTCTGCGAAGCAGTAAGCTACATAATCGCTACCACCAAATTGTGAACCTACACTAAAAACAGAAGAAGTTGGTGTTGTATTATTCCAAGCTGTTGAATCAGTTGCTGGTGCAGCATCAGAATTTAATAAAAGATATTTAGTGTTACCTATAATGTGATGATATGTAAACCACCCTTGTGATGCACCTAGATTTTTTGTCAAAATCATTTTAGGAACAGAACCTAAACCATGTCCAACTGTTTCTGCACTTCCTGATGGTGTCCATTTTACTATTGAAATTCCAGCTGTAGTGTTTGCTGAAACAGTTGATGATGTGCTTCCATCTGTGTTTGATACTCCAGCACCATTTGCTTTCCAGTTCCAAGATGCGTAAGTTGAACCATTACTATTTGTTTTTGAGTCACCACCTAAAGTAAATCCGTCACTATCAAAAGAACTAAAATAACTAGAAGAAGTTGCTTGTGCATCTGGAGCATTTGTTTTAACAATTTTAGTAGCACCTCTAACTGCATCTCCTAGTGCGTGTTCTTCAATTCCACTACGCATTTTCCACCAACACATATCAGGTTGAAATCCAACACCAGTAATTGCATTAGTTGAACCATTACCTGTATAAAGAACAGTATTAAAATAATCTTGTGGGTCGAAATTTATATAAGCCATAGTTTATCCGTAAGTTTGTATGTTTTTAGTACATAATGCATAATAGCCTGTTGGTACAGAATATTCAAATTTTCCGTAACCAGCACCATCAGCATTAGGTGTTGATACTGCCGTAGTTCCATAATATCCGTTGCCGAAGTTAAAATCTACATTTGATACATCAGCACCTTGTGCAACATACCAATAATCTCCTGTGTTTAAACTTGAAACAACTGCATTACCTGAATAAACATCAGAACCATTTTTCTTTAATTTTAATGTTCCATTATCTAAATCTAATAAAAATCCAACTATATCTCCTACAGATACAGTAGTGCCAGTGTCTAATAATTGTGAACCATTATTATATATAGTGCCATCATTAAGATAACCATAACTTTCAATTACAGAACCAATCCAAGGTGTATTAGCCATATCTGCTGTTGTTTTTAATATTCCTACGTTAAAACGATTATTAGGAGAAGCAGTATTACATTTTGCTTCCCAATACCATTTGCCAGTACTAACAGCTAAAGTTGAACTTACGGCTACATAAGTACCACTTCCTACACAAGTTAAATTTCCATTACTTAAAGTAACACTTGCTCCTTTGTTTAATGGATTCATAGTAGCAAAAACATTAGACGGAGTATCAACTGTCTGTGTTAAACTTCCATTAACTGTAAAGTTATTTGCATTACCTGAACTATCTAACCCCATTGAACCGCTATTCTCAAATTTTAAAAAGAAGCCATTAGTTCCATAAGTTACTGATGGTTCAGTTTTAGGTTTCCATATTCCTGTTGTTGCATCTGTTTCGCCAAAGTATGATGCGTCATAAGCTGTTCCGTCTATGTAATGAATGTGAGATAATAAACCACTATATGGATAACTATAAATACCATTGTTACCTATAGCGGTATTACCAGTTGATGACATATATTTTAAAACATAATTTTGTGTTGGATAAGTTTCAGTAGAAAATGAAGTTTCTTGAACACCATTAATATATAGTTTAGCTCTATCTGATGATGTTGCTTGCGTTGTATCTATTTCAATAACAATATGATACCAAGAATTTACATCTCTAAATTGTCTATTTGTAGCTAATATCATTTCTGTTGCTGTTCCAGCAGAATTTTGTATGTAAACTCTAAAATCTTCGCTACCGCCATTATTAAAATGAAATACTACTCTGTCTGAATTAGAAACATTTTGCCAACCCCAAATACATTGTGGATTACCACTTGCAACTTGTAATTCTGACCTTTTTACCCAAGCAGAAAAAGTACAAGTTGTTGCACCTGAACCTGAACCTGTTTTTGATAAATATGTACTAGGCATTAGTTAAATTGACCTCCATTGTTAATTCCAACCGTTACAGTTATTGAGAAAGCTCTGTCAGCAGTTTGCGATTCAGCATCTGTTGCTCTTATCGTAAAGTTATAAGTCGTCTC